AAGATTGCCAGAGATTGTAGTATCACCAACAACATTAAGAGTATTACCTACAACAAGATTGGTGTTGGCATAGAAAGTTCCGCTAATATTATCAGTAAGATTATTAGCGACTGTAATTAAGTCTTGTGTTCCAATCAGCCATTGTTGAAAAGTATTGGCTGTTGTTAAATAATTAATTGCCATTTAACTTTCCTGTATTGACTAATTGAACTAACAAATTTTTGATATCTGACATGTCATTTTCTATTTTATCTAAGCGGTCTTTAGTTTGTATCTGTTCAGCCTGTTGTTTCTTTGCGATTTCTCTTTTCATTAGATAATCATTTAGACCTGATTTATCTGTATTTAGAATCGCCTTGGAATGAATATCTCTAATCAGAGCAGTATCACCTATTCTTACATGTTGACCCATATTATGTACCAGAAGGTAAAGCAATTGCTCTCAAATCTCTTACTTTTGGAACATCAGTTGTATCTGTACCAGACATAACAATCTTAATAGCAAAAGTTTTAAATGAGTTAAATGCAGTTGAGCCAGATGTATATGAAATTGAATTATTGGCCACAGAAGAAGTTCCTGGTGCAAAACTCAACTCTCTATAGTCTCTCTTGTTACTAGAAACAAAATTAGGATTACCTAATTGTGTCATCAATTGATATGATTTATTATCAAACACATCAGAATCAGATCCAGACAATAATTTATAATAAACATAGATTTCAGAACCAGTTGGTTTGTATGCAGTCAAATAAACTCTTAGGTCACCAGAATCAAATCCATCGGCAAGAGTAACACGCCTTGTCATATATCTAGTTGCAGCATTACCGCCAGTTTTCTTATCTTCACCATTGTATGTGACTGATGCACCTGAACCACCACCAGAACCTGGAGTTATTGTGACTGTTGGAGAAGTTGTATAACCAGTACCACCACTTGTTACAGTAATAGCAGTGATAACATTTGATGAGACTGTGGCCGTTGCAACAGCACCTGATCCGCCACCTCCAGTAAATGAGACAGTCACATCAGCAGAGTTTGCATATGCAGAACCTGAGTTCGCAATTAAGAATCCTGAATTCAACAAAGGTAAGGCGTTGATATAGTTATCAACTAAAATTGTTCCAAATCTAGTAGTATCCAATATAGGAGAAATAGCAGGATTAGATGTTGACATTGTTGCCTTCAGTATGAAGGATGTATTGCCTGTTGTTGGATTTAATACCCTTCTTCCATTTCCATCATCCATTGTATAATCTTCTTTTGGATTAAAAGTTATAAAACTTGTTAGTCCACCAGTTGATTTTTCAGATAAGAATGAATATCCTAATGATGTATTTGCCATTGTTACTTCAGATGTAACAGTATTAATTAAATCATAAGCAATATTTGAAGTTGGTTTGTCAACTATGAATTGAGCCGTTGCAGGAGAAGTACTAAAGACTTTTCTATAAATTCTAAACAACATGTCTAGATTTTGGTCAGCTGTCCAAGTAGAACCATTCTGTGATTGGAACAATGAACCGCCATATGGTTGTTCAGATATTTGTAGACCAGAAACTATATCTAATTTACCAACTTCACCAACATAGGCTTCATATCCATTTGAGTTGGATAAGAGAATAAAAGAATGTTCACCAGGCAACATATAGATTGGTGTATCAAATACAAAGTCTGTGCATTTTGTTGCATCATCTAAATCTGGTGAAGTTGTGGTATTAACTTTATCAGGTGTAAGAGTTACAGACCCATAAGGATAAACAATTGTTGAAGATGGATAACCATTTACAGTTGGTCTTAATTGTAGTGTAACAGGAGAAGTATCATGTTTAGTTTTAAAACAAACTCTAATTTTCTCAACAAAAATACCTTGATTATATTGTGCAGGTGCAATTAAGAAAGTTTGTGCGAGTGGATCCCACCATCCCATTACAGGAACATCATTTACACTTGTAGTTGTTGTAACTCTACTATCATTGACAGAAGTTCTTTGAATTACAGGTTGAACAGTAGAGACAATAGTATTTTCTGTTGTTTGTAACAATCCTTGTGCAAAGAATGATGCATCACCATTTGTTGATGATGAAGGAATATCACCCGTTGAAGTATCAATTAGTCTAAAAGATTTTTCACCAGTTCTAAATGTTGATACAGGAATATTAAGAATACCTGCAACATCACCAGACCTTGTTGTTGTTAATCTGCCAATTGAATAGAATGAAGTTGTATCTGGTGTTGTAGTCCAAGCAGAAGAAATAGTTGCTGTTCTTGTTGCCGCAACATATGAGCTAATTGTTCTTTGTTGACCAGCACCAGTTCCAGACACAATAGAAATTATGTTACTATTAGAAGTATTGCCATAATAAACTTCATTGTTTGCACCAGTTGCGTCTAGTGCTAATACAATCGTTGTTGATGTGGCAGTATTTGTTTTTCCAGAGTAATGTTCATATCCAGCAATTCGAATACTTGTTCCAGATATATCTCCAATAACATTAGCGTTTGCAAGATTTAAATTACCTGTTGGTACGAGATTAGCAACAAATATAGCATTGTTTGAAGTTTTTACAACTACAGCAGTTGCATTGTTTGAAGCAGTAGTATTGTTATATACTCTAATGGTTTCTGTGTTTGCAGTCTTTGTGCTATAACCTAAATTATTTGTGGCAAGAATAAATTTATTTGCTCGAGCAACATATTGTTCAACTGAGGTATTATCAAAGAATGGATATAAAATTGTATCAGGTTTAAAATCTGTTGCGGTAAATAGAACTGTCTTAGCTCTCATATAAGGAATAACAGACACATCTACAATACGGTCACCAATTGATTGTGTGATAGTTTGTGGAACAGCTCTTGATAAGACACCAGAACGAGTTTGAGCCGATGTAGTAGTGGTTGTTGTTCTTTCATTACCAATTACACCATATTGTCCTCTTGTGTCGTTTCTAATGTAAATATCATTTCTTAAATTGACTTGTGTAGAAGATGAAGTTCCAGTCCATTGAGTTTGCCAATTTCCCCATTCGTATTCGTAACCGGCATTACTGAGACCTTTCATCACTAAATCCCAAGCGTCTTTGTCACCACCTAGATTGACTAAAACATCGGCTTTTCTAGTTGTATCTACCCAAACATCAGAAGAAGGATTCAATGCAATTTTACCAAGATAGTTAACCACATTGAACGGGTTAATATTCATTGTCTTAGATGCAAGTGGTTGATTTACAAATGTTGTATTACTAGCCGCAACAGTAACAAACGGTCCTGTTTGTAAGTATCCGGTTGAATTTGCAGAATCGAAGTTCAACATTCTTGATGAAACATTGAATGATGGGCGAAGTTCTTGATTTATTGGATCGATTGAAGAAGAATATTCAACTGAAGATACATCAGCAACTGAATGTCCTTTGAAAGAATCTACAACAATACCATTTTTAAATCTTGGTAAGTTTGTACTATCAAGAATAGTCAAATCTTGTTTGTTCACAGCATCTTGTTCAAGTAATGACAATGATGTGTAGTATTCTAAATTCTCAATTCTCTTTTCAATCGTGCCAATATCTCGCATTGTATATCGGCGATTATTAATATATTGAACTGAGACCGAAGATGTGTTTGCGATATAAGCCGGTTCAGTTAAAATATAAAGATTCATTGCGTCATCTTTATTTTTTGGTTGAACAGGTGTTAATGATGGTGTTCCTTGAATAACATCAAATGTTCTATTTTTATTCAGAACAACAGTATCGATTCTTGGTAAATAATAAGAATAATCAAGAAGAATATCGGAACCATTTTCTGGTATTTTTGGACCAGTAGTGGAAGGATCAACATCAAATGTTGTTGTTACAGTTGTTGAATCTAATGCATTTGTAGCATTTTTTCTAATTGGTCTAAAGTCTAAAGTATCTCTTAATGAATAAGATGTTCCAATTGTTGGAGAAGTAAAGGTTGGTATTGTACCATATGTTGGGTATGAATCAACAGAAAATAGTCCAGCACCAGAAGAGGAATGTCGATTATATCTTACAACTAATGGACCAATAGGTGCAGAGTAACCTGATTTTAATATAATCGATGAATGGTCATAGAAAGAATTCTTTTGGCCGTTATCTAATGTATACCTTGAAGTTACATCAGTATAACCTGTATTTGCTACAGCAGCACCATTGAAATCATATACAGAAACCAATTCAATAACATCGGAAACATACAATGATTGTGCGGTACCTGATGTTTTAATAATATTATTTGCTTGAATTGTTGTTTGACTTGTGGTTGCATTTGCATAAACAATTACACCGTTGGTGTTTATTGACTCTCCACCAGATGTTTGAATTGTTGCATTGGCTGAAACTAATGTTTTTGTTTTTGCTGGACTACCAGATGCCAATGTATAATTAATAGTTGCCACAATATTGGCAGTCATATTATTTGCATTAACAATTGTTAATTTTCTAGTTGATGTATTAACAGTTGTAATTTTATCAGCAGGAACAGTTGAACCTACTGCATAAGGAGAAGTACCCGCAGTAGTAACAACAACTTGATAACTTTGTTGTTTTGCAGTTGTTGAAGAAGCGGTAGTTAATGTTTCACCAGAACCAACAGATAAAGCAGGAGAATCTGAAGCCACAAAAGTTTGTGCTTCATACAGTCTACGATATGAATATGAAAAATCTGCAATCGTACTAGGTGTAATATATTGTTGTCCCAAATTAAACACAATGGGTTCAAAAGAAACATCAGTTAAATATGCATCATCATATACTGATGCTAAATCTTTTGACCTTGCATCAACATCGGCAGAATTAGTTCTTGTTGTACTTGAGAAAGTTGCCAATGATTCAACATCATTGAATTCAAAATCTATTGACCAAACAGAAGTATTATTTGGTGTTGTTAAGAAATTACTTCCAAGAGTAATCACTTGGTTGGTTGCATCAAATGCGGTAATGTATTTTGGTGATTCTGCTGAACCTGGTCCAGAAGTAATCCTTATTTTTGCGCCTTTGTATGCATCAGTTACCGATGAGAAAATTTGGCCTGCGGTAGTATTACCAATTGTAACATTACCAGAGTTGGCAGACCTTATTGTTCCTGTTAACGAACCAACACTCACATCAAACAAAAATGTTTTGTAAGAATAAGTCGCAGAATTGGAAGTATTTGATGCAGAATCAAAAGAGAAAGATTTAATTCTTGCAGTACCAATTTTAGTATTGCTAATAGATGCAGTAGAAGTTAAATTAATAGATGCATTTGAAACACAATGTAAATCAATTGTTGATAAATGATTTATAGGAAATGTTCCGTAGTGACCGGTTGTGTATATAAAATTACCATAATCAACTGAAACATCTTTATTATTAATTGATTCTGTTGTTCTAGGTTTAGCAACTGTTATTGTTGTTGGAGAAATAGTTTCATACTCATATCCAAAAACATATGCTTTGCCTGGAGACAAAATAACATCCATGTTTGCAGTATTGGATGTATTTGTTTGTAGTGATAGATTAAAAGGCCTAACAGTATAGTTACCTGATTCATCATATGTTCTACGAGCAAGAGTGTCTTCTAAAACAGAATAAAGTGGCAGTCTATAACTTCTTGTTTGAACACCTTCTTCAACTCTACCCAATTCAATAAATTGAGTCGTGTCTGTTGATGTAAGTGACCTTGATGCAAGTGTCAATTCAATTTTGAATCTATCAGCACCAGGAGCTTGATAGTTTGATGCATCTTGAGCTGGGTCAAGTAAAGAAGTATCAGCAGTAGATTTAACTAAACTTTCTGTAATTTCAAAACCAATTTTTGCATTGGCAGTTGTGTTACTGTATTTTGAAGTTGCAATAGTTTGTTTATCATTTTTAATAAAATATCCATCATAGTAATAAACACCTTCAGTAACAGAAAAAATCTGTCCTGTGCCTACGCCAGATGTGGAGATATTTGCATACGCAGGTGCGGCTTCATAAGTGAGAATTGTATCACCAGAAGTAAATGCAGTACCATATAATTGTTTAACTAAAAGAGTTTTTGGCTCACTTGTTCCAGAATCGGCATCATAAACTTTGATTACTTCTGCTCTTTTTGTTGGTGTTTGAATATTATCAACAATTGTTGAGTCAACAAAATTACTGATATTTACAGTAGTTCCACTATAAGTGGAATCTAATTTAATATAGGTACAATCTTGTAAGAATGATTGCCCACCAGTGACAACAGAACCATTTTGAAAAACATGATTACCAAATCTTTCAACTTGTTTTTGGAGAATGGATTGAGCTTGAGTTAGTTCACGAGCTTGAACGGCATATCCAGGTTTGAATAATACACGAAGAAATTTCTTATCTTCATCGTAATCATCATAATATGGATTCGCATTAAAATTAGTATCGATACTCATTTATTTCCTCTAAAATCTAACCACAATTTTGATATTTTCTGCTTGACCATCTTCTCTTTGCGTCTTTGTAATATTTTCAACATATAAAATGTCACCAGTATATGGTTTAAATTCTGGATTTGTTTTAGTAATAATAATTCTAGAAACACCAGAACTTAAACCAACTAAAGGCAATCCAATTGTTACTGTTCCTATAACCTTAGATAACTTAACTTCATTTGATGTTTGTGAGTTAATATATCCATAAAATGTAGCCGTAGATGAAGAAGCACCCTGATAAACAAATTCATCTAATGTATAACTTCCTCCAGCAACCAAACCTAAATTTGTTGTTTGAGAGATTACTGAATTGGCTGTTGTTTGTGTTACGGCAGTAGTATTAGCATATTTATGCGGATTAGCCAAGAGTCCGTACTGTCTAAAAGAAGTATTTGAAGAAATTAATCCATTCTCAGTAGTATCTATTTCACCAATTCTTACAGCAAACATTAAATTAGATGCGTTCAATTCATTAGCAGGATTGTAAGCATGACCATATTTTGGAGAGACAATAACTCTTGCTGTTGCACCAGTTCCAGAACCATAGATATACGCATTTGCTCTTGAGTAACCAGTTCCAATTGTTGTTACTGTTACCTTTGATACATTGGCATTTGCAGAAGAAACGCCAGATGTTGTATTTGATAGTGTAGTTGCTGCAGCAGAACCACTTCCATCACCATCAACATAAACTCTAGTTGATATTGTTAAGTTACCTGTATTGCCACCACCAGACGTTGTAGTTGCAGATGATAGTGTGATTACTCCCGTTGCATTTGCAGTTGCAGTAATATATGAACCAGACGGAATGCCTGTTCCAGAGACAGACATATTTGCAAGATTTGCAACAGTTGAAATCTGAAACACACTCAGAACTCTGGCAGTATTTGCAAATTGCAATGTTGTTTGACCAGAAGTATATGCACCAACTACGATGTTTGATGCCTCTCTGTAATTTGTTCCATTTGCAGTAACAATAATTCTTGTCAATTCGCCATCAACAACACCAGTATCATTTACATTATAATCTAATTGTGCTGTGGATGTAGGAGTTGGAATCCAACTGGTAGTTAAAAACTTATTTGATGGCTTAACATTGTACATGTATTTCCACAAATAACCATCAGCAGTGGCAATATTGCCATTTGAAGTTGTATAGTCGCCCGATGGTTCTATTGTCGAATTGGCCGAGGAGTTATTAGACATGCATTTGTATACATTTCTTCCTGTCGTAATAACATACATGGGACTTAATCCCTGTGTGGTGTTTGATGATAACAAAGTGTTTATATCAATTGTATCATCATAATTTCTATATTTTGAATTCGCAGTCCAAGTGACTTTTGGAATAACAAGTTCTACATCATTTGCCGTTACTTTTTTGGCGGCATATATGTTATTCCAAACATCTTTTTCTGTGCTAATCGTGTCCACAAGAGAATCTGGAGAAGACTCATTTGCATACGGAACATTATTACCAATAAAAATATAAAGAACTGGATCAGTAGTTCCTGAATTATAGACCGAATTACGCCAAATCTTTGCGTTATTGTAACTTAGTTTTTTCTTTGTAATTGATGGCATAGTGCTTATTTATATCAATATAAAGGCCGTTTGTGCATTTGCAGATGTTGTAAATGCTGAAGAAACTGCAATATTTGTATTACTTATGATACTAGAAACAGTTCTAATTATGTTATTCACAGAAACATTCGATCCAATAGTCAAAGTACCTCTTGAGTTAGACACGTTAAATTTAGTGTTTACACCAGTTATATAAATTGAACCGTTGGAAACATTTACTGTTCCGGCAATCGTGTTAGCAGAAGTTGTTGATACAGTAATTGTATTTGCATTAAAAGAGGCGTTCTCATTTAAGTCAGCATAGTTTATAAATCCAGCTGGATGCAATAGTTGTTTTAATACTTTTTTGTATTTTGTGAATTCTACGGCTGAAGAAGTTATGTATGAATAATCAACATAGTAATCTTGGCCTTGTAGTTTTCTCTCTGAGGTTGACAAAATAGAATCAGATGTTGTCCATCTTCCAGGCAAAGAAATATAAACATCTTCAATTACAGCAGATGCAGTTGCCGTACCACTACCAGAACCTGTCAAGTCTACTTGTGGAATATATTGATATCCTGTACCACCACTTACAACTTTAATTGATATGATTTGTCCTGGTTGTGTATTTCCAATAAATGGTGTAAGTGATTCACCATCGGCCATTAATGCAGAAATTTGTACATTCGCATTTACTCCAGCAGTTGATGATACAGTTATTGTTGGAAAATTATTTTGTGTATAACCTTGGCCACCAATTAAGTAGTCTCCATACTTACCAACTTTCTTACCAGTTGAAGTAGCTGTCCAATTCACATTTACATTTGCATAGGTAGTATTTGAAATTGCATTAATATATCTTGATTCATTATTGATTGTGATTCTATCACCAACTCTAATTTGTGTACCAAATTGTGTTCCTGTACCTACGATGAACGGACTGTTGTTAGTTACATTTGCCGTACCAGAAACTCTAGATGGTTGAATTTCAATTTGAGTAATTGTTCCATTTGCGTTGACTGCTTTAACTGCTGCAGCTGCACCTCTTCCATTTGTTCCCACAGGATTAGAACCAAATGTAATCTCATCACCAACTTGATATCCTGTTCCACCATTGTTGATTTTAATTCTACCTACTGACTTGAAATTTTTAATGGCAAAAGAATTACTATTTGCCGTAAACAATGGCGAGTTAGCATCTAGCGTTGGGGAAATTGCAGTCGATGTATTTGAGTATAGAACAATGACATTTGATATTGGGCCTAAACTTGTGAACGTGTAATAACTCAATGCATCAGCAATAACTGTTGAAACATTTTCACCAGCAGTAATTACTGTTGCAGGAAATCCATAATCAGCAGCAGAAATTAATGTATTTGCATATGTTGAAATGGCATCATTAGATACAGTATAAGTATTTGAAGTTGAATTTGCACTACCTGTTGTATCCGTAGCGTCAATGGCAAGGTCAAGTGCAAACGGAGAAATACCAGAAACTGTAATATCACCATTAAGTTCAAATCCTGCACCGCCATAATTTACAACGATGCCATCAATATATCCTTCAACAATATCATCAACTTGAGCAGAAGCATCTGTTACTGCTCCACCACCAGTTACAATGACAACATCTCCTACATTATAACTTGACCCACCATTGATGACATTAATTCTATTGACGATTGAAAATGTATCAGCTCTTAAAGTTATTAAGGCATCATTATCATCAATAATTGTAGCTTGAATTTCTTCACCGCCAGAAAATGTTCCTACTAATGTTTTATCACTAATAAACAATTCAAATGGAAAACCAAGATTCAATCGGTCAGTAATAATTCTCTTTACAGATTTTTCAACAATTGCGGTTGCACCAGAAGTAACACCTGTAACTTGCCTATTTTTAAGCAAAGCAATATCAAAATTTGTATATATTACCTTAACTTCTGAATTTGCAGCCGGTGCAGTATTAAAAACTAATTTTTTAGATTCTTTACGAATATAATAATCTGTGGTGATTGTTTTTAAGACTCCACTTACATAAACTTCTATTTCATCAGTATTAACTTGTTGTGCTAAAGAAAAACTTGTGTTACCTGTTGCGGTATAAACACTTCTTACATCGGTATCAATTCTAAGAATATTATCAACTGTCCATTTACCATCAGAGGCTCTGAGAACATTATTTTTTGGATAGATTAATTCTAGTTCTTCAGAAAATAACATTCTGAATAAAAGTTTAAAAGACCCTTCTGATCCTTTAGAGAGATATATGGGTAAAACATTCTTAATTAAAAATGCTTTATCTACAGTTACATCTTTAGGTAAATATGTAGCAAACGAATTGAAAAATTGTTGTTCAAAATCTTCTATTGAATCATCAACATCTGAAAGGTTTCTTAAATCTTTTGATGCTGAGATTAAATCATTTATTTGAGTGCCTTGTTTTGTTTCAAGGTATTCATAATAAGCTTCCAAAAATGTAATGAACAGAGGATATTCGTCCCGAACAAATTCGGGAACCTGACGATTAATCAGTAAAGAAACTTTGTTATCAGACATTAAATTGCAGAGAGTTCGGTGGTTATAGAAGTTGTATCAGTATCATCAATAGATATGATTGTGTTCTTTGCTGTTTTTACAATACCTTTTCCTGATTCAATAGTCAATCTAATTAATCCATCTGTAGGAACAACAGATAATATTCTCACATCATTTATGGTAATTGTTCCTGTAACATAATTGATTGTTCCGATTTGTTCATTGATTGTTTGTTTTTCTGCATTGTCATCATAATAAATTGTTCTCAGATAACCAAACTTACCATCTAACACAGCAGACCCAGCAGCACCATATCCACTACCACCAGTAATTGTAACGATGGCTCTGGTGTAGTTAATTCCTCGATTTGTTAATGCAATACTTTGTATTTTTCCGTTTACAATTACTGCCGTTGCAACAGCACCAGTACCGTCACCGGTAATTGTTATTGTTGGTGTTTCTGTATATCCAGTTCCTGCGTTTGTAACTTGTATCTCAGAAATGCCGGTAAATGACTCAGGTACTTCTTCAAACAAAACAGTTTTTATTGCACCAGCAGAATCATAAATTCTAAACTCAGAAGAAGTTAATTTATTTGTTGTTGTTCCACGATTTAACGGCGCATTAAAATTAATTGTATATGTTGTTGATGCACCCAAAGTAGGTTCAAATCTTTTCTGTAAATATAATTTTGTTTCAGAACCACTAATAGCATTTAAATCAACACCATCAACACTATCTTGTAATTTTGAAAGAACGAAAGTTGATCCAAATTTATTTAAGTTTGTATTTCTATACAAAAGTATAGCATTTCTTATTGAAGATTTGAGTGCTTCAGCTGTTTGAGTAGTTTTATTTGTATTGTATTCAACATAATTTTCAATTAATAGGTACAAGTATTCAGGATCCCGAATGATTGTATCAACAGAAACAATTGATTTTGGTTTAATAATTTCATCAATAATTCTTTGTTTTTCTGTTTCTGAAATATAATAGTTTTCTTTTGGCTTCAGAGACACTAAAACTTTTCCATATACTGGTGGAACTTCTTCTTCACCACCCCATACCGAAATAGAATCGATTGATGGGTAATTTCTTTTTAAATATGATTCATAATCTTTTGTTGTAATCAAACGATTTTGTGTGGTAAACTGTGCAGCTGCACCAAATTTAATATCATCAACAGATTCTCTCTCTGCACCACCAGATGCCGCTGAAACAGGAGTAATTGTGAAATTGGTTAGAGTTGCAGCCAAACTGTCAGTTAAAGTCAATGCAGCAACAAAATTATTTGCTTTGTTTGCAGTTGTTCCATTAGTTAACAAATATCTCACAGAAATAATACCACCATCAGGAATACTTTCTCCGACTATATCATTTCCAAAATAGATTTGATACTGACCATTTTTTGATTCTTGTAAATAATAAACCGCAGAAGTAGAGTCAACATCTAAAATATCTGTAACTAAATTATAAACTGTAACTGCGGTAGATATTGATGATGGTGATACGGTAACTTTAATTGTTGTTGTATCAATATTGCTATCTGGTAATGTAAATACTTGTTTTGGATTTGTGGCTTGATTATGTGTGAAACTATAAGTTATTAGTTGACCTTCATAAATGTCAAGATTTTCAAAATAATATGAACTATTTGCTTTTGTTACTGTTGTATCTTCTAAGACAACAAAGTTATAAACTTTACTGTCAATTTGATTTGATAGAAAAGAATATCCTGAAGGTATGGTTAATGTTCCAGCAGTACTTGTCGCAGCAGTAACCAAAAAATTAATGGTTGCAATTGGCGCTCTCGTTGAATATGGAACATATCCCAAAGACTTAGCATGGGACACAACTGAATCTCGCAACAATGCGGTATCCATAAATGATTCATTTGCGACCATATTGAGATAATAGCCATTATAATGTGTATTATATGCTAAAACATCAAGCAATACTGAAAGGCCAGAACCTTCAAAATCATAGTCTGTAAATTCAGATTGTTGGTTTAAAAATGTTCTTAAATTTGTCTTGATTGTATCAAAATCAAGTTCTGTTACTCTTAAGCGGTCTGCCATATTATCTAATCCGTTCTAGGAAAAAATTAATTGTAATTGGGTCTGGATTGTTTATCACAAAAAATTCCAGTCTAATTTTATATCCATTTTCATCAGGTGAAGGAATTGCAGTAGTAGAAGATATTTGAACTCTAGGTTCAAAATTATTAATAGTTTCTTCTATTTCTCGTTCAATTTGAGCTGCTAATATAACATCAACATTTTCAAACAATAATCTACGGATATTTGATCCGACTTCTGGTTGAAATGGTCGTTCAAAATGGTTAGTTAAAATTAAATTTTTAACTGAATTGATTACCGCATACTCTGCTTTGTATGTGTTTATGTCTTTGCGAATTGGATGAATTGCAAAATTCAAATCCAAATCTACAAAATTTCGTGTGGAATCTATATTTACTGTTGCCATTTTCTATTTATCTCATCCACCGATAACAACTGTTGCAGAACCGGTTTCAATTATGTTAGTTCCTGCACTATTAGTATCATTAGGTCCACCTGTTCCTTGGTCTCCAGTATCAGCCGTATCACCAATACGAGCTGCGCCGTTTGTGCCATCATTCAAATCTATTAGTGGTGCGTTAAGTTTCATATTTCCAGTAGAACGAATATTGCAAGTCCCATCTACATTCATATCAAAGTTACCTTGCACATATAATTCTGCATCACCTTGAATTGTGACTTGGCATTTACCCATAATGTAAACTTTGTCATCACCCATAATAATTTTATAATTATCTTTGGTAACTTTCTCTACCTTATCACCATTCGGAAACCATTCTTGAAAAGAACCATTTCTATGTGCCAAATGAATTCTCTCTGCTTCTGGAGTATCATCAAATTCTAATAGATGACCAGATTCAGTCTCAACAACATTATTATATGGATAAACTGTATTATAAAGTGTTTCTGGTTCATCCCATGTATCACTTACAGTTTCAACTCCAGTTACAAGATTATCTTTTCGTTCTTGTATAAAAGTTTTTGTTATTGATGCGGCATCATTTCTTGCAATACGAGAAGTTGATGGTTCATCTAAAATTTTTGGATATGATTCTGATTGGTCTCTTTCAACAATTTCTATTCCAGTACCATCAGTATTATATGTTTTCTCTTTTGGAGTTTTTGGTGCAGAAGCTAATTCAGTTGCAGTTCTTGGGTCTGCAAATGCTTGTTGTGGATTTGCAGCCTTCAAAGGAATATTAGGTAAAATTCCCATCATCACACGCTCTTGTGCATTTTCTCCGTCAATGAAGAAACCTATGACCATGTCGCCTTCTTTTGGTGCATAAACTTCTGTTCCATTTACTGGTAACAAAGGTTTGGCCCAAGGCAAGTCTTTTGTTGGCAAATGCATTTTATTATCGGCATCCCATCCAACACAACGAACTTGGCATTGACCCAACTTCAATGGGTCATTTCTATTTTCAACGACTCCAGTCCACCAAATGAATCCGTTTTTACCAGCAAAGTCTTTATCTTTTTCCATATCAATACTCTAAAACTTCTTTCACTTGATTTACACTTGCTTGTGGAATGAAAGGTACATTTTGTGATGTTGTTGCAACTTCAATAATTGTTTCATGTTTATCAAAACCAATCATATGCCTAGTTGCAATAATCAAATACTTACCACTTATAGATTCATCTGAATTTTCTCCACCTTTTTCTTTTTTACCAAAATTAGGTGCAATAACATTCACATTAAAACCAGAAGTCAAATTGAAATTACCAGGCATTGTTAACTTAATTCTTCTACTCATCAAATTGGCCAAAATTGATTTTCTTTGTAACAAATATGATTCTGTATTATCTTGTTTACTTAATGTTGTTGGTGCATTTTGTTTAATGTAAGCACTAAATTGTTTTGCGGCACTAAAGAAACTTACTGTTTGTTTTGAATCAAACATTTCGGTACTATCTTTACCATCACGGTTTGGTATAGCAGACATAGTTGGATTTTCATTTGCATGTTTCATGGAAGAAAACACATCTCCAAAACTGACATTCTTTTTAGTGATTGAACCTGTTGTTGGATCAAAACCAACAAATTTTCCAGCATTAACACCAGACCTTGCTTTTTCCATACCATCAGTTTGGGCAACAACCTCTAATGACCTTGCACTACTGATTTCAGATATTGGATTTCCACCTTCTTGATTTTTTGGCTCAAATCTGATATCAAGCAAATCAGGCTTGGTTAATAAATTTGAAAGAGTTGCAAAATTGTATCCCAATATATTTTGATAGAATACAAAATTTGGTGATTGTTTAATATCAACGGCACGTTTTGCACACCACTCAATTGCATCTAATGGTCTTAAATTTGGTATTGTAACATTTCTAATACCATAAGATACATCAAAAACACCTCCAGAATTGTTATTTGAAATTTTTAAATAGTCCAAAAGAATCTTTTGAATTACTTGAGTGTATGTTAAATCATAAGATTGAGTAACTTTTTGTTGGTCAGAATACATTAATTCATCTGATACAAAATTTAAAACAAATGATTCACTATTTTGATTTTCATTTTTTCTATTAGATTGTTTATACACACGAAATGATTTTTTAAAAACTGCAACATCAGAGTTTTTATCTTTTGCAATATCCATTAATATAGATTCAGAACCGTCAAAAATTAATTTTGAAGACAATCCATTTGAATCTCGGATAAGTATGTTTCCTGTCATAACAGGGCTTAATAAACTATCAAAGATATTAATTTCTTCATATATGTTGGAGATATCAATATTACCACCTTTAGTAACAAGAATCAACTCATTAATATGAAATTGCGTTGACCGTTTAATGGCAAGTGTCATTATTTAATCACTCTTTTAAATTCTTTTTCAATTTGAGGCACAAATTCGGGTTTTAGTAAATTGATATTTCTTTTATCTTCATTCAGTCCCATTTCATAATCATAATAAGTTTTCTTTGATTTTGTGACTGTTTGAGTTATTACATCACCGCTTTGCAATGTAACTGATGACGATGAGGTTGCCACATTTACATATGTATTTGCATCAACTTGAATAGTTTCAACAATTGATTTGTTATCAATATTTGTTCTGGTTACAATTTTATAATATGATTGAACATTATTAACACTCATTGCCCATGCAAGTCCAGTTTGAACTGTTGTATTTGCGGCACCATTTGCAGTATACTTTGTATCAACAAATTTAATAAAATTTTCATATCTTAAAGGCCAATCAAATTGTGGATCAATTATATCATTAAACATTAAAACAATCCAATGTCTTTCTGGATTGTCATAATACTTATGAGCAATAATTTCAGGTGTATCGGTATCTTGTATTGAATATTTGTAAAATGCTGCAGAATTATCTTTAAGTTTTTGTTCAAATCCAAATCGTGAAATAATATTTGTTACAGTATCTAAACCTGAAGAATTTGTGTTTGCAGTATAAACTGTTTTTGGAAAGTAATTAAAAAATCTAGCCATAATTGTTAACCACCATTACTGTTACCCATTGCATCAACATTACTAAAAGTTGATACATCGGCTGAAAATGTTTTTGATGTTGAATTTTTATCTTTGCGACCAGAAGATTTGAAATCGTCTTTTGTGAGGAAAGTTGTTTCTTTAAACTGTAACATCAATTGAATTGCAACTGGCATACCTGTTCTGCCTAGTGCAGGTTTGGTTTCACCAGGCACTTCATATGCGGTGAATCCATTTGGTGTATAGTTAACATCTATTTGTGTTAATACTGTAGTTGCAATTGCAGGAATATTAGGATTCATTGAACCTGCATAATAGAATTTAATATCAAACTCAGAAGGAGGAATTAAAAAACCTTCCGCACCTTTAACTAATTCTGGTGCTTGATGAAATCTAAATCTTTCAATAATGCGCTGAACTTCAAGTGCCTCTCTTTCATCTCTTGGATAAAATGTAAACTCAAATTGAAATGACCTAAATCCCGGTGATGAATATACCATTTCCAACATCGGGTTTCTAACTGTACCTGTTGCGGCTTGAAATCCTAATTGTGCAGTTTGAGCACCAGCAAGACCTCCAATTGCACCGGCAATCGCAGAAGCTCCTTCTAGTCCAGCAGTTGTACCGGCAGATTTTAAAACTGCACCGGCTTTACCCATTGCACCTTCACCACCTTTGAAAGCATCTATCAAAGAAGAACCTGCGGCTAATACTTTACCACCTAATTCGTTACCTAATTGCAAATCACTATATGATTGTGTATATGAATAATTGAGTGTATCCGGCATATACAAAGCAATTGCATCAGTTGTCAACTCTGTTGTTTTTAACAGACTTTTATTTGTAATTGCTTTTATTGAAGTGTCAATGTGAGCACTTGTTGATGCAGAGTCACCACCTACGGATAAACTTGCTTTAGAAAAAACATTATCAATACTATCAGCAAGACCTCCTGCAGCTTTACCTAAAGCACCAGTGAGTCCTTTTAATGCACCATTTGTTTGAGCATTCAATTGTGCCAAACCACTATTGACTTTTCCTAAAATTTCTTGTCCTAATTTTTGGCCACCACCACTTAATATTCCACTAATCGGATTTACAGTTGATCCAGAACCAGCATAATCAGATGCTTTAAAATCGGTAGCTTTAGTATATTTGAATTGTGTTGCTTTCTGTGCTTTAATGTAAAACACCATATAATGTGATTTATCTGCACTACCAACATCTAATGGATATTTTAAAGTTGAAGTTTGGAATTGATTGCCAACTAAAGCGGCTAAAGGACCTTTTGATGGAGAAGTTCCTTTATTAAAAGTTATGTCTGAAAGACCAAAAAGTGCCATGATTGTCCTATAGGAGTTATAGATAGTATTTATGTCATATAAAGGAATCTTTCACCCCAAAAACCCAAAGAAATATAACGGTAATGCTAACAATATTATCTATCGTTCTTCATGGGAAATCAGAGTAATGAAGTGGTTAGATGACAACCCCAAAGTTATTTGGTGGGCATCGGAAGAGTTGCCGATACCTTATAAGTCTCCTATCGACCAAAGGGTGCATCGTTATTTTCCAGACTTCATCGTTAGGATCAAACGGAAAGATGGTCAGGAGATGACGATGGTGCTGGAAGTAAAGCCAGAGTCACAAACAAAACAACCAGTGCGAAGGCGCAAAACGGCACGGTTTATCCAAGAATCCGCAACATATGCCATCAATCAAGAGAAGTGGCGAGCAGCTGACTTATTTTGTAAAGAACATGGATGGCAATTTAAAGTGCTAACTGAAAAAGACTTAGGCATTTGAGATAAATAGATAATGACAAAATTACTTGATAGAATTAAAACATCGCTTGCAAAAGAAGGTCTAACTCCTAGAACCAATGCATCTAGAGCATGGTTACGGGCAAAAGTCAAAGACTTAAAACCAACTTCAGATAAGTTAATGGCAGATAGAGATAGACTTAAAAATAAATCTATGATTGGAAAAATGTATTTCTATTTCTATGATCCAAAAACAAAAGACTCAATGCCTTATTATGATAGGTTTCCTCTAGTGATTCCTATTGAACGATATAACGATGGGTTCTTAGGACTAAATTTACACTACATTCATCCAAAAAACAGAATGGTTTTGTTGGACAAATTAAGTGATACTATTTCTAATGATACTTATGATGAAAACACTAAATTAAAAATTAATTACCGCTATTTGGCCGCAGCTTCTAAAATATTTGAAGCAACTCCTTGTATTAAAAGATATTTATTTACTCAAATAGAATCTCGATTTTTAGAAATCACTGCTGATGAATGGGACATTGCTGCATTGTTACCTGTAGAATCATTTGTTGGTGCAAGCACAAGTAAAGTTTACGCAGATTCAAGGAAAAAATTCTAATGGCATTTTCACCAAATTTATTTCTCGCAAATGTAAGGTCCAAAGACGGATTAGCCAAAACTTGTAGGTACGAAGTTGTTCTTCCTATACCACCATATATCAATTCATTTATTGGAAATTCAATATTTGAAAAGATTTTGAATTTTCCTAATTCAATTTTTAGTGATGTGTCGGACGCTATCAACTCGACATTTGGTCGTGGAGGACAACAAGATGAATATTCTAGAACATCAAATTCATCTATGTCCAGAAACTTGGCACTACAATGTGAAGCTGCAGAATTACCAGGCAAAACATTAACAACTGCCGATGTTAAAATTTATGGACCAACTTTTAAAGTTCCATATCAAACACAATATGGTGATACATCACTAACTTTTTTATGTACCAACGAATTCTATGAAAGAAAATTATTTGACCGATGGATGGAAGCAATTCATCCTTCAGATACAAACAATTTAAGATTCCCAAAAGGTGATAAAACAAGGTATATGACAAACATTAAAATCATTCAATATGATGATTTTATCAAACAGATTTATGCAGTAGAATTGATTGATGCGTTTCCAATTGGTGTTGCACCACAATCATTGGGTTGGGCAGATGATGGGTTTCATCGTCTTGTCATTTCTTTTGCATATCAAAAATATCGTACCATCTATGAAGGAACTTACGATATTGGTGCCGCAGCTGCCAGTTTATTTGGTGCGGCAGGATCAAGACTTTTACCATTCGGTAGAGCACTTTAATAATTAACAAGCGAGGATATTATGCTACCTAAACTAGATGTTCCCATCTATGAAGTGAAACTTATTTCAACTGGAAAACCTATACGATTTAGGCCATTTTTAGTCAAAGAACAAAAACTTTTTCTAATGGCCGCAGAATCAGAAGACCCAAAAGAAACTGTTAATGTTATCAGACAAGTTTTAAAAAATTGTATCTTGGATGAAATTGACATTGACGGACTACCAACATTTGACCTTGAATATATTTTTATGCATATGAGAGCAAGGTCAGTTGAAGAGGTTGTTGATTTACAATATAAATGTAATAACACCGTAAAGAATGATAAAGACGAAGATGTTCGTTGTAACGGAACTGTAGGTTTTCAATTCAACTTGTTGGAAATTGAACCAACAAAACATGCAGAACATACAAATCAAATTAAACTAACAGAAAATTTAGGTGTCTGTTTAAGATACCCAACATTTGAAATGGTTAAAAAATACGAAGACATGGATGAGAATGAAGTATTATCTCATATTCTTGTTGATTGTATTGATTACATATTTGATAAAGAACAAATTTATTATGCAAAAGATTCAACGAAAGAAGAGTTGGAAGACTTTATTGATTCTATGCAGCAAAAAGATTTAGAAAAATTCAAAGACTTTTTTGAAAAAATGCCTGAGATTAAAAAAGATGTAAAATTTAAATGTCCAAAATGTAATTACGAAGAAGAAATTACAATTAAGGGCATGCAAAATTTTTTCGCTTAATATTTCGTTATGATACATTAGGTAACTATTATCAGACAAACTTTGCATTAATGCAACATCACAAATATAGTTTGTCTGAGCTTGAAAACATGTTACCTTGGGAGAGAAGCATTTATGTTGGACTTTTAATTAAATACCTTGAAGAAGAAAAAGAACGAATTGCATTACAAAAACAAAGTAGAAGATAATGGCAAAACAACAACCAATTCTTGACCTGCTTGCTAAAGAGTTAGGGTATAAAGACGGCGGCGACTTAAAAAAGAGACTGAAGCAAAGTCATGGAGATGATTTTGCTGGAAGTTTAAAAAGTCGATTAGAAGACGGTCAAGGTATTGGTGAATCTTTGAAAGGCGGTTTTTCTGATGCAAAAGAAGGAATTAAAAAAGCATTTAGTGCAAAAAGTATAAAGCAAAAATTAGTTCAAGGTGCTTTTGGTGGTGATAATGTTCTTTCTGCATTTATTCGTGGAAAAATAAAAGGTAAAAAATTAGAAGCTAATTCATTATCTCCAACACCTGTAGGTGCCGAAAGCGGAAGTGTTGAAGGTGGAGAAAGTTCTATATTAGCAAGTATTGCAAAGAGTTCCATGGTTCTGCCGGATATGGCAAGAGACATGCATACTATGCAATTGAATGTCAAAGAATTAGTTAAAGTTAAAGGTGGTAAACCAGCAACTGGTGCATCTTCTTTTTTCCGTAAACAAAGAGAAGAAGAAGAAAAAGCCGAAAATGACCGCAAAAAATTAGGAACAAAAAAACAAGAACCTGGTGTTCCAAAACCAGCGGCTGAAGGTGGTGGATTTTTAAGTGGAATTTTTGATATGTTGAAGAATGGCCTATTCTCAGCTGCCAAGTTTATTTTCAATCCAAAAAATATAATGAAAATCATTGGTAAACTTGCGTTACCATTATTAATAATTAGCACACTATTTTCGGGTATCACAGATGGTTTTAAAAAGTATCAAGAAACTGGTAGTTTAAGTGATGCAATAGTTGCAGGTTTAGGAGGAATGTTAAAGTTTTTAACATTTGGTATATTTGATGAGAGTACAATACAAGATGTATTCAATACACTAACAGATGTATTCAAACCAGTTATTGATACTATATCTGGAATATTTGATAGTGTTAAAGGATTTTTTAAAAATATATTTGGTGATACAATTGATGTAAAAGAAATATCTACAACAACTTCAGCCGGCGTTACTCCAAAAATGGATGTTCCAGCTGCAGCAGATAGCATAAAGAAAGATGTTATTGCTGCCTCAGATGGTGCGGGACCACCATCATCAACTCCACCAACTATTGCTGCAAAAACTGAGACTTCTACATCTCCAACTCCAGCGGGTGTTGAATTAGGCAAAAAAGCAGAAACAAGTCAATCTGGTGCTCAAGATTATTTAACCAAAATAATTGGTATCAAACAAAATGATGACGGTACATATACAGATACTAATACACAAAAAACTCTATCTGAGAGTGAAGTAAAGAATAGAATATCCGCAACAGGACAAAATCCTGATAAAGTATTAGAAACACTCAAAGGTGGACAACCAAAAGGCACAATGGAGGCTTCAGGACCCGCATCATCTGGTGTTGGTGGTGCAGCTGCAAGTGCATCTGGTGGCGGAGGTGGTGGTGAAGGAGGTGGTGAGTCTGGTGGTGCCGCTTCTGCAAGTGCAGTTTCTCCTTCACCAACAGCAGAAGAACCCAAGAGTGGTGAATCAATTTCATCCGCATCAACACAAGTTGCAGAATCACAACGTATGGAGTCTGCTGCTGACCAAGGTTCAGTTATTAATTCACCTACAAATAATAATTCAACAAGTTCTGAAGGCAAACCAAGCAAACAAACTGCGAGTGCCTATGATGAAGATTTTGTTAATAGATTGGTAACAACATGAAATTACCAGAAGGTTTAAAATCTGTTATCTCAACCAAAGTTTTGGGTAAACCAAAAGAATCTTCACCAGGATCACCAGAAGCTTCTGATGATAAAAAAGATAAAGTTACACCATTAAAACAAATAGCAGATAACTTTTCATTACTACCTGATATTGCTAAAAGTTTAAATATTACTAGACAAAATATTTTTAAACTTGTCAAACTTGAAGGTGGTGAAGGAACAAAAGCAGATAACTTAGCACCAGTTGGAGGAAGCGAAACTCCTAAAGATTCATCTAGTGCCAACAGTTCTCCAACACCAAATAAGAAATCTGAGTCTGGTGGTAAAAAGGGTGGTATTATGTCTAAATTGGGACCACTACTTAAAGTTGGTGCAATCATCTTTGCACTATCACAAATACCTGGTGGTTTTATTAAAGATATGTTTGATGGTATCGTTGATTCTATTAAAGAGTTGGCGAGTGCATTATGGGAAGAAATTAGTACCGCCTTTACTTCACTATTAGATACATTTAAAACATGGTTTAATGAAGTTGTTGACCCAATACTCCAACAAATAAAAAATTTTCTAAAACCTATTTGGGATAAAATTACAGAATTTTTCAAACCTATTTTTGATTGGGTTGGTGATAAGATAAAAACTGTTGTTGAAACATTACAACCTGTGTTTGATTTTATGAAAGGTGTCTTTGATAAAATTACTGGTGTTCTAAAAGGACTAATGAACAAGTATGAATTTCTGCGTGAGGGTGTAGAGAAAGCCAAAAACTTTTTAGGTTTGGGTGAAAAGAAACCAGAAACACCTAAAGAAGTAAAAGGACCACTTGAAAAGAGTAAAACAACAACTACTAATAATGAAACTGCGGCCGAAAAAGCAAAAAAGAATTTAACACCTTCTCAGTTAAGATGGTTGGGTAATGCAGATGCGACTGATCCATATATTATGGCAAGAATGCCGCCACCACAACCTGGTGAAAAAGGTGGACCTCCTGCCCAACCAGGTCAACCTGCACCTCAGGCGCCTGCGGGTCCTGCTGTAACACCGCCTTCACAAGCACCTACTGCACCATCACCCGCAGAAAAGCCAAGCAAACCATCTGATACTAAACCTGGAAAGATAAGTTCTCAACAAGGTGAAAGTATTATGATTAAAGCATTGGATGATGCTAAAATTACCGACCCAAATGCAAGAGCCGCAATCATGGCACAGATTGGCCATGAGTCTGGTAATTTTACCACATTAAGTGAAAATTTAAACTACAAAGCACCAACCTTGATGAAGTTGTTTCCTAAGAAGTTTGCAGGAGAACAAGATGCACAGGCAGTTGCTGCAGGTGGTCCAGAAAAAGTTGCTGAAAGGCTATACTCAGGACGCATGGGAAACGCACCAGAAGGTGCAGGAGAAGGTTTTAAGTATCGTGGTCGTGGATTCATTCAACTAACTGGTAAACAGAACTATACCAAGTTTGGGTATGCAAGTAATCCAGATGCAGTTGCCGAACCTGCAGCTGCAGCTGAGACTGCTATTAAATATATGTTGGGGTATAAAGGTGATTGGTCAGATATAACCAAAGTGACAAAATTTGTTAATGGTGGTACTATTGGATTGGAAGACAGATTAAAACATTTTAAAGCATATCTAAACGATCCAAAGATTACAACAGTTGGTGCGGCGTCTACTGTGCCAAGTGGTGGTTCAGTTTCTTCAGCATCTACACAAGTTGCGGCAGACCAAAGACAACAACAGAAACCACAAACACCTGTTATAATAAATGCACCATCAACAACTAATACAAGCGTAGTTAAAAACGAAACAAAAGCTGCACCAGTTAATACTGCAACTGGTGGTGCAAACGCTTTATTATCAAGAGCGACATAAAAAACCCTGCCGAAGCAGGGTTCAAACAAAATCTTATTTGTTTATTGTGCAAGTGATTTGAAGTAATCCAAATCTTCATCTTCTGTAACTGGTTTATCAATCACAGAAATATCATCATCATTAAACTTGCTTACTACGGCAGTATCAGCCTTAGTTACAGGTGCGATACCTTCAAAACCTAGAACTTTTTCAAGGCGGGTCTTGAGTTGGTCATAAGGTTTGAATTGTTTCTTCTCTGTAAAATCTTTCAGAGAATATTCTTTCTTCCACAATTCTTCAAGTTTGGCATCATCACCATCAAGTAATGCAGACTTAGCAGCAAATTCTGATTTATCATAATTGCGATAGCCTTCAACATTACGAATCTTCAACTTGAAGTTAGCACCTTCCCACATATCAAATGGGTTAACAGGTGTCTCATCCGCAAACTCAGGGTTCATTGCTTCAGTAATCTTATCAAAGATTTTCTTACCGAATTTGTATAAACGAATTTCACCTTCGTTGGATGAATTACTTGGGTCTGATACGACCAGAATGTTTGCAACGTAAGTCAACTTGCGT